CCGCTCCCCCTAGCTCTCTCGAGCTAGGCCCACACGTCTCAGTAGGGTGTGACCCAGCGGCGTTTGATGTTAGAAGCGCCGCGCTTCACGCTTGACTGAAAACTCTTTTTAGGCAAGGGATCCACAGGACCCCTTTCTAAGAAGAATTTCATGAGAGCCGGATAACCCGTGAGGGGATCTCCGGCTCCTGCGGCTTGACCACATAGCCCTTAACTACTGGGCGCTGTAAGTCTCGCTCGTATCTGGTAACGGACATCGTTCCAAGGAACGAATACCATCCCAGACATGGACTTGTTTCTTGTACGTGGGGCAGGTTGCCAAAGAGCTTAGCAACTTCCTCCCGTACACGTCTTGCAGTCCTCCACCAGCCATTCTTGTAGAGTTGGTTGGCGAAGGAGACGAAAGAAACAAGAGCTTCAGTGTCGCGCCTGTCGCATGGAGGCATACGCCTGAGGTAAACAGGAGTTACCTGTACCCCATTATATGCATCCATACCGCACGATTCCCGGAATTTACCATTCCGGAAAGTCTTACGGGTGTTCACCTTGAGCCCGAAAAGCTCAAGGGTCGCAGCGACAGCAGGCACCTCGTCTGCGGGAACAATGAGATCGTCCCCGTAAACGTATAGGCCACGCGAAGCGTTGTAGATGCTCCGCGAGGTGATTGGTACACTTGGATCCCTGAGTCTCGCTACGAGACAGATGGTGTAGAACACCATTGCCTCAATCGGGAAACAGAGAGCCGAACCCATAGACGCGAACTTCTCGAGTACGACAGGAGTGTCGTATCCCGGGACTTCCGCACTTGTGGAGCGACAGGCGAGAACCGCATCTCTCAACGCGGGGACAGTCTGTAGCAAACGCTTCACAAGTTCTAGGTGTACGCGGTCGCTAGCTTCTGAAAGGTCGAGTGTCCCAATGTCTTGGGTCTTGGACCCCACGAGAGCTAGCTCGCGATTGATCGACTGGTCAGAGAAGTTAACATGACCAGCCGTAAGCGGATGCTTCTCGATCGACTTTACGATTGTGGAAGCAAGGGCTTGCTGAGTGTATTGCATACACACAGGCTCAATCGCGATGATACGCGGTGCACTAAGAGTCTTAGGAACCGATATAACCCTTACAGGTTGCTCGGCTCCAGGTTCAACGATGTCCAAATCGGCGAGAGTGGACTCTTCGTCCAAGGCATTCAGGGAGACTATCCCAAAAGCCGTAAACGGAAAGTATGGCTCAAGCCGACTGTGCCACCGCTTATGAACGTATTTCTGGTTCCCAGTTATACGCTCAGCGGTCGCTCCAGGGCCGTGACGAGGTCGTACCTCAGCGTTCTCAACGTCAAGTTGAGCTCGTGCGAGGACATTAGACCAGACCACATCGGCGACAACTCCAAACAAATGGTAGGGGTCCTCGTACGAGGATCTACCACGTGCAGAGTATTGTCGACGATTTCCCAGTCCTTTGAGAACGGGTTTGTAATCCTTACGGATTCGTTCCCAAAGTTCCTGCCTGTTATGAGGATCCCCTTTGCCAGGAGTTCCCCATGGTAAGGCAGACTGGAAAGTCCTGCGGATGTCGTTTTCACACTGTACGAAGCCATCGAAGGCCTCCTTTGTTCGCTGATGTGAACATTCGAGGTGGATCTTCTTGCAAACCAGACAGATCTGTCTGATCGCTTGAATGACCCACTCCGGTGGATCGTCCAGAAGTGTACCATCTTCCCGGTCGAACACAAGACCGAGCAAACCTCCTAAGAAACGGGGGAGAGCTCCAGCTTTGTGGAAACCCACAAAAGCTGTTGGGTCTACGAACTCCTGTTCAAGACTCCTTTCAAAGTCTTTACAGAAGTTTGGAAGGGTTATCGTTAGAAACGATATTCCCTCATGTTCGACTCTCCGCGACAAAGTTACGAAGTCGCGGTGGGTGTCGGTGCCACATCGTATGCTGCAATCCTGCAGTATACACTCAAGGAGCCACGTAAGGCTTTTCATCGTTGCTCTCCTGATGGAGGGTTAGCGATCCATAGCTTTGCTGCAACTCCCATAACCGGGCCCCTCTGCGAGGAGCCCGGCTCGTTCGGATGTTATTCCGACTCGGTAGAAGCCATAGGCGGCCAGAAAGTCTGAGAGACTTCTGGAAAGTAGATGCCGACCGTGCTAAGGCCGGCCGCTACCAAGAGCGCTACGATGTTCGTTTTGATTTTCAACGATACGGCCACCACCGAGAACCTTCAACACGTTGCCAGACGTCAACCAGCCCACAAGGCCGAGAGTGTCATCCTTCAGCTCCGTGTTCGTGTACCCCGCGAGGGGTGCATCGATCACGAGGTAGATGGAATGACCGACCTCGACATTCTGGGCCGGAATGAACGGATCGGCCGTCACCTTCTTCCGGTTGATCCGGACGACGCGACGGTTCCGTTTGCTGCCTTCCTGGTGAGAAATCACCAGTTCGTACTCGCCAACGTCCTCACGGTAAGTCGAGGACTTCGGCTCGCGCGAGATGGCCGCAAGCGTCTGTGCAACCGAATTGACGGTTACGGTTTGGGGATCTGCAAACAAAGCATGTCTCCTTAGAGTTTAACGAATGCGCTCGCTGAAATGGGAGCGCACGAGTTGAAGGGCCTGTTGAATCGTCTTTAAAACGGACTCTTGTTAGGAATCCGCGAGACGCCTAGGGCCCCGAGGATGGCCAATTGACGGAAATCCAATCCGCCAAAGTCAATCCCAAATCCGAAAGGATTTGCGGCTGTTCGGAGTTTAATGGTCTGGCGCTTGTATCCATAAACGCGAGCGTTTACGGATCGCCAGGCCCCTCCGACCCTCGTTCTGAGGTAAAGTGTGCCTCTGACTGTCTCCCTAAGTTCATAGGAAGACATATTGTAGGCATACCTTGCAACCAGGTTATCGCCGGCCATGGCACTAGCATTGGCAATAACATCGCCAACGTTCGTGAACCAGTCGACGAACCAAGACCATGGAGTGAGCTCCCACACGGTAGCTGGGGAGGGATTCAAGCCGTATACACGCTTGAGTATCGCCCAGTTATTCGGAACGTCTATCAGCTCTGGAATCCAGTAGCGAAAGGCGCCCGAAAAGCTTCTACGTCGACGGATCGACGTAGTTACTTCACGTGTGCCGGGATTCGAGGTGTTCTGAAAGAGCTGGTTTACCATGATCGGATAACCAGATTCAGTTTCGTTGACCACAGATAAGGTCACCGAGTCCTCGAGGGTTCCGCGTCTGCGGATCCAATGCCCATTATCGGCTCGGAGTTGTTTGAGCCGATTTTGGACTTTATCCACGGTATCAACGGTCTTCTTCAGATCGTTGAGTAGGGGCTTCCAACCAAATTCCACATTCAGGTATTCTCTACCTGCGTGGACCGCGGAGTCGGCGGCTGCTTTAAGCCGTTTAATCCGAGGAATGGTTGGTAAATGATGAAGCTCAGCGAGAGTCTGGTCTAGGCCCACGCCCGGTTTTGCCGGTCGGAACCTGTTCCAAGCTTTCGCTCCGTCGCTCCCATGATTCGGAAGATAGATACCCGGATCAAGGAAGGGAGGCGGATTACCACCAAGAGGGTTGGAACCCCACTTGTTGGTAATGATCTTACCCTGATACCCGGCGCCAAGTAGGCCGACCAGCGAGAGCTGGTCAGTTGGTTGGTGCCAATACTCACTTTTGGTGAGCGTAAGAGGCCCTCCGCTTCGAAACGGGGGTCCCGGGTGCAGGTCATCATAACACTCTTCTCGCCACGGGGCATAGTATGAGTAATGAAATACTGGGCCCTGCTTGTAACCTAGGTAAATGGGTTGTCCGCCATTGGCGGCCCAAGCACCGCGGTTACGGTAGCGAGTCATGGTCTGCTTCTCCTTACGTGGTAGGTCTGGGATCAATGCTCACATGAGCATCCAGGCTGTGGCTACCCCACTTTCGGTCCACTCCTAAGGGAGTGGGC